TAGGAAGGGTCAAAAAGGTTTTAAGTCCTTTGAAGATGGAGTAAATTTTGCGAAACAAAAACAAACTGAATTTAGTAAAAAAGAAGTTAAAAAGGCAGAGGATATTGATATTGAAGACCAAGACCAACCCGATAACGAACTTGAAAAATCAGACGTCATGCGAGCGTTGGAATACGGAAATGAAATCAAAGTAGAAAAAACGGGCAAAGATATAAGAAACCAAGTCCAAACTGTAGTCATTCCCTTCTTCCAAGCGCAGTTAGCAGCACAAACAACGAAATTGCAAACTATATTAGAACATTGTGGAGTTGCCCCAGTCCATAATGTTTCTGAATATTGGTGCGATGGCGTTGATATTCCTGTAACTTACAAACGTTACGATTGGGACGAAACCCGTTGGCGAGACCCAGAAAATCAGGAAGTACGTTTGGCATCATCAATGGATAAAACTGTTGAGGAAAACAGTTTGGTAAATATGGCGCAAAGTGCCGAACAAGCAAAATTCCGTGAACGTTACAATGAAACATTGCGGACGGTTTGTGGAATTATGGTTGATTTACGTGCGTGCGATATTCTTATGATGTTGGATGACAATAAAAAATATACCCTGACGCCGAAACAACTTGTAACATTGAAATTTTGACCATTTTGTAGATTTTTTCATAAATAAAAGTTTTAGTTAAATTTGAAGAGGTTGTTTTATCGCAACCTCTTTTTTTTACAGAGTTATATAAAATGCTAATTTCTACTACTGTAGATTATATTGTGAACGGTTGAACGTTGTTGCCTCATAGCGTCAACCGTTCCTTATTTTTTTCCATAGTTACTTATGGTATGGAAATATATAGCAATAAAACAAATTTTTTGACGCCATTACATCTGGCGTGTGATGACGGCAAGGGAAGCGTTAAACTTCCACAGTTTGAACAAATTTATTTCATTGGCGGTTATGCTTATGCTACCAATGCACGTATTATGGTAAAACAATCTTTGGAATATCATACCATAGACGCCAAAGAACATTTAGAAGGGAAATGTGTTCACAGGGACGTTTATTCCCAACTTTTGAAATACGAAAAAGTAGTTGCTACGCCATTAGGTTTCAAATGTTACGATAAAAGCGACAATATGGTAATTCAAAGATATTCTAACTTTAAAGGAACGCCGCCAAACTTTGAGGATATTATACAAAAAGTTAAAGTCAGACCAACTATTTCGATAGGTTTTGACCCCAAACTTATTGGGATAGCGGCGAAGTGTCTTTATGGTGATAAAAACAATTTTTTGAAACTTACGTTTAATAATGTTAGAGGCATTATTAAAGTGCAGATTTATGATAAAAATTACGATAATCAATGGGTTTTTTTGTCGCCTTATGTAACTACAAATTAATATAAAGAATATTATGTTTGAAAAACACTCTTGGTATCATTTGCTACCTGATGAAAATTTAGATATTTGTACGGAAAATTATGAAATGTTTTTCCGTACTATGTATGAAAGGCAAATGATTTGGAAAAGACGTTTTATTGATAAGCAGGAACGTCCATGGACGGATGACGCAATATTACGTGATTATAAGTTCACCAACGTATATCGTGAACTTGATAGAAACTCCCAATGGCAAATAAAAAACATTCTTTTAGATGGAGAATTAGACCTCCGAAACCTTATTTGGAAAATGATGGTATTTCGTTTCTTTAATAATCCAGAAACTTTTGAATTTGACCCTAAAAACAAAGAATTGCAGGGTGATTTGTTCGGTGATAAAGTACGTAGCGGATTAAAACAAATAAACGATTTTAATGATTGTAAATCGGCAAAGGATTGGCGAAACGGCATACCTTCTTTTGAGGAATATGATGAAGCCGAATTTTCACAATTTATTGCAGGGGTGCGAAGTGTTGGGTTGAACCCATTTACAACTGCATATCTTATTAATTCCCAAGCCACCCCTGGTCAAAGTCGTGATTATTGTTACACTCGTGTAGTTATTCCGTATCTGCATTCAAAGATGGATGAATTGATAAAAATAGTAAGAGCGGCATCAGACCCGATGGAAATCATTAAATATCTCAAAACGTTTCCATCGGTACAAGATTTTATTGCGCATGAATTTTACCAAGACTTCACCTATATTCCCAGATATACCGATAAACAATTCATGTTATTCGACCAAAACGATTACACTAATGTTGGGCCAGGTGCGTCAATTGGAATACGTTTGATATATCCGAACTTAAAGACTTTGAAGGAACAAAAACATGCAATTTACAGATTGAAAGAAAAAGCGGATGAGGAATTGTCAAAGATTGGCGAATTTTCATATTTACATTGGGATAAACCAGATAAAAATTACATTGTTTCCAATGATAAAAATTATGCAAAAAGACATGATACATTTATTCATTCATATGGCGGTATTACACTTCACCAGATTGAAATGTGGTTATGTGAGTTTCAGAAGTATTGGAAAATGACGCACGGCGAAGGAAAGCAGCGCTCAAAGTTTTCTATTAAAACAAAAGTTTAAAATATGAGTTCAAAAATTATTTACACAACCGGCGATGAAAGGGAAATAATGCCCCAAAATGATAAATGTTTTTCTTTGAAAGAAATGCAAGATATTGTAGGCGGATACATTGAGATAGTATTTTTACGAGATAAAGAATGTATGGTTGTAAATGAAGAAGGGAAAATTAAGAATTTACCTATTAATGGAGCGGCGACCGAAATAATCAAAAATAATGGTATCGTAGATATTATCATGGGTGATGTATTAGTTTGTCCAACGGAAATGATTGAATAAAAAAATTATGCAGATAAAAAAATTAAAAGATTTGGTAAATGAGAACATCACTGTCAAAATGCTCAACGAAATAGCCGTTGAGTTAGACAGCATTATTGACTATATGTCTTATATTTCAGTGTTGGATTATACCGATAAAACGGAACGGGCAAAGGTTGAAAAATTCTTTGAAAATTTGAGAAAAAATGCCGTGCAAATATCATTTATCAATGATGAAACTTCTCTTTGGGAAACGGCAAATGATACGATAGTTTTCATCAACTACATATTGCAGGATGAGGACATAATCATTTTTGATGATGATTATAAAGAAGTTATCGCTGAACGTTATAATTCCATGAAGTAATTGATTTGTATCTACAATTATAAGTAAGGGACTTTCATTCATTTTAAAGTCTCTTATTTTTGTTTTAACATGTCGAATTTATCAAAGGAAATACAACAAGTACAACGGGCGCAACAGTTGTTAGCAATCAAAGAAATGAAGTTATTGGAAAAGGGAATGTCCTCCAATAACCCATCTGACGTTGTTGCTGTGTTTAGTAAACTTCAAAACGCCAAGAAAATCGGTGAGGATGATGGAAAAGCGTTTTTAATTGACCCGTTGCAATTCCAAACCGCTTTGGGCTTCAAAGATAAACCATACCAACTATCTTACACGACATTGAAAAAGATGTCGAAAACACCTGTGATAAACGCTATTATCAAAACCAGAAAAAATCAAATTGCAGACTTCGCCGAGCCTCAGATAAACAAACATTCCACTGGCTTTATTATACAGAAGAAGGCACGAGAGGGCGTCATCCAGAATATGGATAAAACGGACAGGAAAGTGGCAAACTTCATAACCGACTTTATATTGAATTGTGGTAAGGTAAATTCTTGGGGTGTGGATGACTTTGATACTTTTATTCGTAAAGTTATTGACGATAGTTTGATTTTTGACCAAATGACTTTTGAAGTAGTGCGTAATCGGAAGGGACAAATTGACCGTTTTTTGGCTACTGACGCTTCAACGTTCCGAATGGCTGAAAGTTTTTTTGCTGACGACTATAAAAATCCATTCTTTGGGCGCAAAGGAGTATCATGGGCAGATACCACCAGACAATGGGGCGAACCAAAAGACGGTTATTATCCAGCATACGTTCAAATATATCAGAACGTTATAGTGAACGAGTTTTATCCATGGGAACTCTGTTTTGGAACCAGAAACCCATCATCGTCAATTTACGCAAACGGTTATGGCATATCCGAACTTGAAGAACTGATTAATGTTGTAACTTCTTTACTTTGGAGTGATGAATACAATCGCCGTTTCTTTTCACAAGGTTCAGCACCCAAAGGACTTTTGCGAGTGAAAGGAAACTTAAATGAAGGGGCGTTACAACAATTCCGTCAGCAGTGGCAATCAATGTTATCAGGCGTTATGCAATCTTGGAAAACGCCTGTTGTGCAAGCGGACGTTGATTGGGTAGATTTGCAGAAAACAAACCGTGATATGGAATATTCTTCATGGATGGAATATCTTATCAAATTATCATGCTCAATATATTCTATTGACCCAACCGAAATTGGTTGGGATATTGCACGTTCACACGGACAAGGCGCTGTATTTAACAGTAGTCATGAGGAACGGTTGAAACACAGTAAGGACAAGGGTTTATATCCTTTGTTGAAATTCACACAAAGAAAATTAAACCGATACGTTGTTGAGCAGATTAATCCAGATTTTGAACTTGTATTTATGGGATTAAACGGAATGACCATAGAACAAGAAATGGATATGGATATAAAGAAAATATCAAATTTCCAAACTTTGGATGAGATACGTGAGAAATGGGAACTCAAACCGATTGGCGAAGAAAGCGGCGGCAACCTTATTTTGAACTCCGTATTTTATCAGAATTTGGCTGCCAAACGTATGCAGCAACAGCAACAACAAATGGGCGGAGGAATGGAAGATTGGGGAGGTGAAGGTGAGGACGAAGAAACCAATCCGTTTGATTTGTATATAGATGATGATGAAGTTGAGGAGGATGAAACAGAGAAGTCGGAACATCGTCAGCAGTTTATCAAAGCATTTGAAAACTTTATAAATAACAATAAAGAATGACAAAGAATTTAGGACAAGTACAGGCGTTGTATATTGGAACGAGCGCACCGCAAAACAAGAAGATGATTTGGTGGGATACAGCCCAAAATATACATAAGGTTTGGGACGCTAATACCAACGATTGGATTGGGTTAGCGTTGAATGCTATAATCGTAGTGAATACCTATTCCGAGTTGGTAGGAATTGCCTCAACCACAGGATTGATTTTGGGACAATTTTACCGTGTTACGGATATGAATTTTTTGGCGTTTGCAATATCCCAAACCAAAGTGTGGTATTTCGACGGCAATAATATCATAGTGGACGATTTGGGCAGTAATAAACGTTATTCTATTATGCAGGACAACCTGTATTTAGATGACGTCCAAGCCGAATGGGACGCTACAAATAAGATAGTCGTTTTCACTCCGATTGAAAGAACAAATCAGGATATTGACGTAAATAATGATTATATTTTGATGAAAACAAAGGATGCTGGTAACAATCCAAAACTTGGTAAAACCAAAGTACGGAATTTACTATCGTCTGATGCTAACAATTCATTGAAATGGATTAATGGGATATTTTTCAGATTTTCCGATTGGATTACTTCTATTCTGAACCAAGCCGGTGGGATAGTTGGTTTTAATTTGTTCCAACAGTCCCAAGCAGTCCAAAACCAAGCAATACTGGCATTATCTACACAGATTAATGGGATTGAAACTGTATTGCCTTCGACCTTTGATGGAGATTTTACAGATAGCGAAGTAAACGCCCAAGCAGGTGATACATTTATCCAAGCCCTTGCAAAATTGCAAACGAAATGGAACCAACTTTGGACGGTAACAAGGAATGTGGTGAAATCAAAGACAACCGATGGTGTGAACCCGTTGATGGAATTGAGTTTGTTGAATCCATCTGACATGAATGGATTTTTGAATTGGGTAGGTCAAAATGCCACTCTTTTGTTGAGAGGTTATAATTCCCAAATATCTTTGAACCCGAATGGTGTAAATATATCATCATATAGTGATTATGCAACAGAACCAACCGTTGCCACTAATATTGTTTCTGGAAATGTCAAAGCGGCTTTGACTGTAAAGAATACTTTTCTTTCATTTGCTGACCCACCGCCCAAAATATATGGCTTGTTTGCGAAGGCAAACGGTTACTTTGGTGCGTTGATTGAAAAATTGCAAGTTGCAGGACTTCATTTGAGAACCAAAGTTTGTAAAGTGCCGGTGGGGGGAATACCGTTGCCATATGGTCATTTTTTGGATGCCTATGACGATATTGTGTTTTTAGAAACTAATCCGAATAATATGCCATTATATCTTCCATCTGCTCTTGCAAATCAGATGTTAGGTAAGATGTTTATTGTATTCCTTCAGGCGGATGGTGGAACTACGCCATATTTACAAATAATGGGTAACGGTAGTGAAATTTTCTTTGACCTAACAAATAGTTCTTGGAGCGCAGACCCAGCATTTCAAATAACAGCACCTACATTTGGTATGCTTTTCATAGTTTACATTAATGGTTATTGGTATATAAAAAAGATTTAATTATGTTAAAATTTAAGATAGTGGCAAATGATTCAATACATCACATTGATGTGGATGTATATCAATCGGAACGTGTAAATGTTTGGAATAATATTTTGATTGATAATAAATGGGATGATGGTAGTATTGCGGCACTTCCAAAAAAACAACGAGCAATAATAAAAAAACAACGGGATGACGCAAAAGTAGTGTTTGACGAACAAACCCAAACTTTTCTGGCAGACTTTTATGATATGACCGAACAACCTCAACCGGCTGTTACTGATGGGCAAAGTGCAAAGCCAGTGTATAGAATGGAAGGAGGCGTTATTATCCGTGATTGGGAAGTCGTTGAAGATTTATTAAAAGTCGAGTTGAAAATTGCAGAACTGCAAACGCAATTATCAGCAACTGATAGACTTGTTCTTGAAGCCGTTGAATTTTTGGTTTTAGGGCAAAACGTACCAATTGACGTAGCAAACGTTATTTCCGAAAGAAAATTGATTAGAGGTCAAATAAACAACCTTGAAGACGAATACATGAAGAAATCATAAAAATAGATAAAATGAAAACGTTTGAATGGAAATTAGTTACTGCATTTTGTTTGCTGTCGTTTATAATAGGTTTATTAATATTTCCATTGTGCTGCAAAGATAAACCTGTCCAACCCGAAGTGAAAATTGAAAAAACCATAGAATATGTAAAAGGTAATGTGGTTCACGATACTATATCAAAGCCCGTTCCATATTTTGTAGAAGTACCTGTGGAAATTGAAGTGCCAATTTATTTAACAAGTCAGGACACTATGGAAATTGTTGCAGACTATTTTTTGAAAAGATTTTATGAATTAGACTTTTCTAATGATACTTTGGGAACTTTTAAAGTTGATGCAACGGTACATAAAAACGAATTACAGACGGCAATATCTTCAATACAGCCAATAGTGAAAAAAGAAACGACTACAATAACAAAAACAGAGTTTTTACCCTTGTCCCAAAGACCTTTATATTTTTACACTGTTATTGGAAGTTCAATAGACTTTAAAACAAATAAGGTATCGGCGGGAATGGAAATAAAACAGAAATGGTTGGTTGGTGTAAGTGCGATGAGGTTTGACGAAAATTTTGGTTATACAATAGATTTAGGAATTAAATTTTAAGATATGAATACAAATAGTTTGAATCCAATTTTGGAACACAGGAAGGTGTTTTCAGATACAATACTGAAATCTTTTGGAGTTGAAGATAATTCCGATATTGAAAAAGCACGTTCTGGCATTTATGACGATACGCCAGAAAATCGTAAACTTGGGCGTGTAGGACAGAAGTATGGAAATGAAAAGAAAGAAGCGCAGAAAAAAAATTCCAGCCCATATTTTGAAGGTGATGAAGCCATAAAGGTGGCGGGTGTAAAGGCTGGCGATTTTTTGGTTGATAACGAAACAGGGAAACGTAAAAAAGTTAGAAGTGTAGTAAATAGTTCAGGTACTCCGATTATTCATACAACCGATGGAGATATTTATAAAGTTGGTGAATATAAACCGGCAAAGAATAACATACAAAAAGCAGAAGATGATGAACTGAACGATGAAACGGAGTTTAATAAGGNGTTTGATAATGCCATCTTTGGATTTTACGTTGATGAATTTAACAAGGCAAGTAAATGGAGTGTGGGAGATATTCATCCGAATGGGAAATGGATGATGACGGAATATGCACCTGGGAAAATGGATTGGCGTGCCATGAAGAAACCGCAGGCAAGTCCGGCAGCACCCAAGAAACCAGACCTGAAAGAAGTTGATGAGGACATTGCAGCGCTGAAACAATTCAAGGAAAATAACCGCAAAATTGCCGCTTTGGTAAAGGAACACAATGAAAGTACCGACCCAGATAAAAAAGAAATCTTTGATACCAAGTTTAACACCTTACAACAAGCCAATAGAAAATTGTCGTTGAGGTTTATGAAATATTGTACTACTGCAACCCCGTTTAATTTGGATTCAGTGGAAACAAATATTATGTCCAACCGTGATGCCTTGGTAGGTAGAAGTAATATCAGGAAACAAATGAAAGTTGATAATACGAAAGTTAAACAGGTAGGTGATGTGGGGAATGGTGGAGAACAAAAGGAAATAAAGTATCAACAACCATTTCCCAAATGGATAAAACCTGCAATATCTTTGGAAAATATTGATTATAATTTAAAACATTTGGAGATTGGAAGAAGAAAAAGCGGTAGTTGGAACAGACCTGTTTTTACAGACTATTTGAAGGAAATGCGCCAAGTGCGTAAACAGTTTGAAAAATATCAGCGTAATGTCAATACATAAACATAGTCATTTTATTCCTTCTCCGTTCAAATGTGTTACGCAATATGAAAACCAATTTATAAAGGATTGGAATGGAAATACTGCAAAAGCAATGAAAGAGGTTTTGGAGTTTATATCCGATGAAACAAAAACGGAAATCAAAAAGATAGGATGATATGATTTTCACTAATGCACAAATTCAGGATATTCTTGGAATATTGAAACGTTGGGAGTTGGTTTTCATTGGCAATCAACTTGGCGCTAATTATTTGTCTCCAAGTGAAAAGGCAATATTGAAAGCGGCTGGAATAGACGTCAATCAATTTACCAATTCACAGGGTATAATCGAACATGCTTTTTTGTTCGGTTTATTATCGGAAGCAATCGGTCATGAACAAGCAGCCAAAATGAATTATCAACAGTTCCAAAAATTTTTAAAATCGGGGAATTTTATACCATTGTCCGAAAATGAAAGATTTGCGTTGGAACAAATGAAAAATCGTTCTTACAATGATATTACAGGCTTGGGTAGTCGTATGGCTACTTCTACCAGCAATATTATTATAAGAGCAAATATCACCCAAGCGAACAAGATAAAAGACATTATAAAAGACAAAGCGCAAAAGGCTGTAATATTGCGTCAGGGTGCAACCACATTGGCGGGTGAACTTGGCGAGGCAACGGGCGATTGGGAACGTGATTGGTTGCGTATTGCATATTATTTGACCCACGAGGCGTTCAATGCAGGACGAGCGCAGAGTATATTGAAAGAGTACGGCACTGATGCAGAAGTATATTTTGACGTTTTTCCTGGTGCCTGCAAACATTGTAAAAGATTATACCTTACCGACCCAGATGACCCCGAAAGTGAACCGATAATTTTTAAACTTGGCGATGTTATCAATAACGGAAATAATATTGGCAGACGTACCGCAGAATGGTTACCAACTATATCGCCAACCCATCCGTATTGTCGCTGTATTTTGAATCATAAACGTAAGGGATATGGATGGAATCCAGAGTTAAATAGTTTTACAACGGTAACAAAATATGTGCCGACAAATAAGAAGTTACAAGGTGTAAAATTAGACATAAAGGTAAGCAAGTCTGATGACATTGATATTGAAAAGGCACGTTCAGGTGTATATTCCGATACGCCTGAAAATCGTAGGTTACAAAGAGTTGGGCAGCCATATGGAATCAAAAAGAATGATGGTGCATATAAATCAACATAGTTAGATTTATCAACTGCATATAATTTTAGCAGGGGTGAAAATAAAACTATTGATGCGTATAGAATACCAAAAGGAACTCCATTTGCTTACATTGGCGGTGGAGAACAAGAGGTGTTATTTGGCAGAAATTTTGATTTAGAAAAATATTTGGTTCAATGAAATATCTATTAATTCAGCCCCATTCGGATGATGTACTTTTCAGTTGTTCCCATCTGTTATTTTCAGAAATAGATGAAGTATCGGTATTGACCGTTGAAAACGACCCGAAACGTATTAAAGAAGACGAGGCGTTGTATAATTTCATTGGTATTCCCTTTTATCATTTGGACGTTGATTTCATTGACAGTAGTTACTATGGATTCAATAAAAGCGGTTTGGCTTTAAATTCCGATAATGCTTACATATACCTTTGCGAACTTTTGGGTAAAGATACGTTGATTGAAATTGAAAACACTTTGTTGGGTTTTATACGAAAATGGTTCAAAGAAAACAAAAAAGGTATGCTTGTAACGCCGCTTGGCGTCGGTCATCCATTCCATCTTTTTGTAAAAGATATTGTTGAAAAAGAGGTTAGTTTTTTCTTGATGTATCGTGATTTTCCACACTCTTACAAAAAGCGTTCTGCAATGCAGATGAAAGAAGTTGCCGACCGATATGTTTTGGAAAGCCAACATCCTGTTGAGGAATTTCACGACGTTAAATGGAAATTGGCTTCCAAGTTTTACCGTTCCCAAAGTGGTTTATTGTTTTACGAACAAAGTTATATAAACAAACAGTTGCCAGAAGAAATTTGGCAAAATGATAGTTTACCGTTCTAACAGAGTTTTTTAATACAGTTATCTCATATCGCTGTGCCGTACTGTTTGAAAGAATGTTGCGGCACTTTTTAAAGGAATTTTCATGAAAATATTATTTGCTGATTTTAAGATAGCCAAATATGGCGGTATTGTTGAGCATGTTGTTGCAAAGGTGCGAGCCTTACAAAAACTTGGTCACGAAGTTGATATTGTTCAAATAGCACCACAATCAATACAGAAAGCGAACTACGATAAAAGAATAAAACAATTTCGAGATAAAACGTATGATGGAAAGTTGGTTTTGCAGTCCCAGAATTTGGGTTATGAGTTTGAGCCTTACACAGGATATTGGAAAAATCCGTACTATGGTTTCTTTCTTCCACCTAACAGATTAATTGGTGCTTTTGACGATGATGCACTTTTGAAATGGTACGATTTGGTTGATGGCGTAGATTTGATTATTTGGAATTTCATGCCAACGCAAAATGAAATTTGGAAACAACAAAAGGGAAAAGAGTTAGATTTTTGGTGGAGATTTTTTGATTTGCCTTCGGATGAAATCAAGCAAATATTCATAGTTCATGACGCTTATTTTGATGTCAGAGCCTCCCAAATTACAGCGTTGAAAGAAAAAGTATTGTTTCTGGATTGTGCGCACATAGCAGCGTACCGATGTTGCGAAAATATCGGAATACCAAGAACTCTTTTATTGAATCCAAGATTTTTTGATGATAAAGACAAAATGCCTGAAATAAAAATGTCATCACGTCCGTTAGACTTCTTTTCAGCACATATTTTTAAACCTAACAAAAAGATGGATTCAATCATCAGAGCGTTCCCGTACCTTAATGGTCAATGTTCTTTGGAAATAGCAGGTTCAGGAATAGAACAAGCGTATATGACCGCAGGACAACGTTCAGCCGTGAAGCCTGTTTATCTTTGTGACCGTAAATATGACCCAGACTTACCGGAAAAATACGTTGGAAAGAACATTACAATTTGGAATAGGGCGATGGAAAGTGGTATGGAGTACGTCGGGCAACTTTCGTATGAAAGTGTAGCAAATCATCTACAAAACAGTAAATTTGCTATTGATGCAAGTTATTCATCCCATTACGCTCAATATTGCCGTACCCACATCAACGGTTTTACGATTGAAGCCATAATGAATGGATGTCATCCAATATACGTTGATTATAGTGGTGATGAAAATATTAAAGACATTTTATTTGATAATTTGAATGCTATTGTAATTCCATTCGACGTTACGCCCAAACAATTTGCAGGATATATGAAAAAAGCGTTGAAGTTAGATAACAAAACCTATCGCCATCATACGCTACATAATTATGAAGTTGTACGTGAACTATTTAATGCCGAAACCAATATGAAAGAGGTTTTGAGATTGGTAAAAGGGGGAAAAAGATTGATAAATAAAGAGTTGGAAATTGGAGTGGATTCAAAAAAGGTTACTGAAATAACCGAAAAAACCATGAAAAACTTTTTTCATATTGACTTACCAATTCAATGGCTCACAGATTAACAGTTATTAGAAATAAAAATTTTTCATATGAATAATGATATAGAAAAGGCAAATGCAAGGCAGGTTGGCGATATTCACCCTAATGGTAAATGGGTTTGGACAAAATTATCGTCTGGAAAATATGATTGGCGAGGTATAAAGTCTGGCAATGGAAAGTCATCCGGTAGTAGTGGCGGTGGTCAAAAATCGTCTTCCCAAACAACGTCCACAAAAGTTACCAGCCAAACCGGAATAATTACCACATCCAAGTCTGGTAAACCCATGAGCGTTGAACAGTTAGAAGTTTGGGTTACAAAAGCGTCTGAAGACAAGTTATTGATGCTTGTTAATTCAAAAAACGGAAAACCGGACATGAGAAAATTGGCGTATGATGAGTTGGAAAAAAGAGGTTTTGATATGTCGAAAGTAGATACGTCAGGAACTCTTGGACGTTTTTTGAAACATACGACTTCTTCTAACAATAATGTAACATCTACTTCTGCAACGGATATTGATGACGACCCTATTGTAGATGATACCGATGAACCCATTGAAGAAGATTGGATGTTGGACAGAAATAATAAAGAGGTTCAAAGATTGTATAAAAAATTGGGGACAAAGTCTGAAAGAATACGTTATGACAAAGATTTAGATGAGTTCAAACGTGCAAGAGCAGATTATGAACCTCCTCCAGAGATATTGGCAGGCTTGGCTATGGATTATTGGCACTTTTTGACTAATCCGAAACAAACCTTTATGATATCCAGTGGAGGTGCAGGCGTTGGTAAGAGTTATTTGTTCAATGAAATGGCGGAGGCTGGAAATTTTCGTCAATTCGATGAAAGCGTAGATGTTCCTGGGGATGGAGATTATGATTGGGTTGAATTAGGTTCACCACGTTCAGCAAAACAATTCCAAGAACAATTAAAGGAGCATAATGGTAAATTACTTGTTTTCGATGATGCAGATAAAATATTGACCAATGAACAATATAACGAAACATTGAAGAAGGCTGCCGGAGGCGGCGCAGGGAAAAGGATGGTGCGAGACCCTGATGATGCTAAAAAATCATTCAACTTTACAGGCAAAATTTTGGTTATGACTAATAAGTCAATGTCTGATATGATAAAGACCGGAGGTGATGATTTTAAGGCTGTTTACAGTCGCGCCAATTTGAAACCGGAAGTAAGTTTTACGTTGAGCGAACAAATAGAAAATTTGGAGAATATAATTTTTGACATGAAATGGAAGTCCCAAGAACTATTGGATGACGCTGATGAAGACAAAAAAGAACGGCAATTAATTTTAACCCGTGTCAAAGAAAATATAAAAAGGAATAGGATAGACCCTGATAAATTTTCAGCCCGTTCCATTGAAGACGCTTTGAGCCAAAAAAGGAAAATTGAGGAGGCACGTGAAACCGTTAAACAAAGTCCCATACATGCCAAAAGGTTTGCACCGTTGGCAAACAAAAATATAATCCAAGCGATTGACCAAGCGTTAATGAAGGCTGGGGAATATAATATTTTGAGCCAACCGATTGATGAAGATATTATATTCAAAGCATACGAACAGAGTGTAACAGCCGCTGAGGACTTATTGTTTAACAAGGGTGTGGTGTTGCCTGATAAGACGAAAACCAAACTTGAAAAAGCAGAAACTTTGTTATTTGAATGATTATGGAACCATTTGAAGCCTTGAAATACATTTGCGAACAAAACGCCATTGGAAAAACCTCTGATGGTTTTTTGGTAAAGGCATGTAATAATTACAAGGACGTTATTGGTTTTGACGATAGTTATGAATATAACGTTATTGTCAGTAAGTCGTTGTATGATTATTTGAATGGTAAAAGAAGTAATGAAATAAACAAAGCAATATTACCTGGGCAAACGAAAGTCATAGATGGCGTAACTTACATTTACACTTCAACTCCCAATGCCCAAACCCAATACGATTGGCGTGTTTATAAGGGTAATAAACCTGTTGGACGACAAACTACCCAAAACCAAAGAATTGCGAAGCAAAAGCATGTGAACGACTTATTCCCTTCCGACTTTAAAGAACTTAAAGAAATTAAAAAATTAGGTGGTAGTACGGGTGCAGTATTGATGGAAGACAGTGAAAAAAATCAGTACGTTGTTAAAAAGGGTAGTAATACCTTAACCGACCACGTCCGTAATGAATACCTTGCCAACCAACTTTACGATATAATGGGTGTTAGAGTACCCGATTATGAACTTTATGATGAAGGGAATGAAATTTATTTGGTGAGTAAATTCATCCCGATGACTACAACACCGACTACAAAAGACCATGGCGAAATGGCTAAAAATTTTGCCGTTGATGCTTTGTTGGCAAATTGGGACGTTTACATGAACGATAATTGTCTAAAAGATGCCAGTGGTAGGATATATCGTGTTGATAATGGCGGTTCAATGGGATTTAGTGCGCAGGGAAAAACGAAAAATTTTGGCAAAAAAGTTACTGACTTTAAATCAATGCTCATCCATAATCCGACTGTTTTGGGAAGTTTGAAAAATGAAGATTTTATAAAACAGATTGATGAACTTCTTTTGAAACGGGATGATGTTATCGGTTACTTGGAAATTGGTGGTGAAAATGCAAAACTTATTGATATTTTTGACGGACGTTTCGATGATTTGCAAAGTATCAGGGATAGTTATCAGGCAAAGATTGACCGATTGAACGTTCCAATTAAACCCAGAACATTATTACCAGACCAGCAGATGTACCGTGATTTTACGGATGATGAAATTAATGACCTATGGAAAAATCAAATTGGTTCAGATTTTCATTCCAAGGTACATCATAAAGGTAGTAACGGTTGGGAACTCCTTGAAAGCATTTGTAAGGAACGTGGTTTCGATGGACGTCCACTTGTCGTTGATGATGCTGACTATTGGTCAAAAGTACCTAAAACGAAAATACAGATGTTTCGTGGTATAGAGTCAAAAGGGAACGTATCGGCAATGGAATATGCAGACGACTTTAAATACAACGATGAATGTTTCTTTGGTAGTATCGGAATTTATGGTGAGGGAATTTATTTTCATGTGAATGATGGTAGCGATAAAAGTAATACAAAACAAACTTATCAGAGTTCATCAGCGTACAGCAACTCATACGGATATGCAGGTGGTAAACATGAGGGCGTGATAAGTTGTTTATTGGATGATACTGCAAAAGTAGTGAAGGTGAATGATTTAATTCAGGAAATCAAACGAGGTGAAGGCTTGGATATTAATGATATTGAAGTCAAAGCAAAACAATCGGAAATTACTGATTTGGAAACAGAAAGGAATAAAATACAAACTGATATTGATTCCATAACTCACGACACAACCGATAAAATCAAAACGGAGATGAGGTGGGATGAAGATACTTTGATAATGATGCCCGTTGAAATAGATAATATTGATTGGGGAAAATTGAACGGGGAAGGTGAACCTGATTATCCATCATTTGATACGTTTTTCCCAAAAATGAAAGATTGGGTAACAGTCAACGGTGGTACGGTTGTAGAAAAAGAGCCAAAAACCGATTGTTGGGCTATGAAACTTCCAAACTCCTCCGAAACGTTTGAAATAACAAAATGGCAATATGAACATAATGCTATAAAAAGAAAACATGCTTTCGCAACACCGTACCATTTGAATGTAAGGCGTTTCAAAGATTGGTTGATGAAAGAACATTATCAAATAATCGAAAAACGTATTGCCAATGAAATTTCACAGATAGATGGTAAGATTGTAGATTTAAACAACAGACAGAAAGATATAACAAAAACTTTGCGTGATAAACGCGATGAATTGAAAAAACTACTTACCGTTGACAATCCAAATAAAACATTCTTCAACGGAATTTATCAGGATGTACAAGATGGTTATAGTGAAGCGGTTGGCTTGTATGCAGCCTATAAAGGTTATGATGCTATAATCCAGCCTCACGGTAACGGTGGTAGTAACTCCTTTTTGGTTGTACTAAATAGAACAAAAGTAATTGTAAATAAAGAATAACGTTATGAGCATTAGATATAGATTAGTTAGTGTATTAGCAGGTAAGGCGTCAGGATATATCGGAATAAAAAAACTATCCGAAATCATACCATTTCGCGGTAAATTTCCAATGGTTGATGACGTAGATATGCAGGAATACCAAAAAGCCATTAGGAGTACGGAAATGATTGAAGATTTGCCGGAAAAATGGCAACGTGTTGTAATAAATGGCGCACGCATTTTTGATTTTGAGGAAAGTTTTAGAGAATATTTATCGGAATATGGTTTATCTATTGACAATTTTTTGGAATTGAAAAATACCGAAAAATCCGATAAACTTGTAGATTGGATGGAACGGAATTGTATTAGTTTAGAAATGTTGAAGTTATCATAATTACAACTATAAAATTTCCATAATTCAAAAAGTGGAAATTTTATGAACATTGATGAACTTAAAGCAACAATCAAAAAGGCAGCACCATACGCAACAGCCGAAAATCTGGACAAATTCACCCCCTTATTACATGAATTAATGCCAAAATACGGTATTGACACACCGTTGAGGCAACGTCATTTTTTGGCGCAATTACTGCATGAAAGCGGCTCTTTTCGTTATGTTCGTGAAATTGCAGACGGCAAAGCATACGAAGGACGGAAGGACTTGGGGAACACCTTTACAGGGTACGGAACAAGGTTCAGAGGGCGTGGACTGATACAGGTTACAGGACGCTATAATTATGAAAAATGTTCAACGGGAATTTTTAATGATAGTACCGTTTTGATGTGTTTCCCAGAAATGTTAGAACAAACAAGATATGCTGTTGAAAGCGCTTGTTGGTTTTGGAAATTTAATAATATAAATTCTTTGGCAGATAAAGACGATATTATTGCCGTAACAAAAAAAATCAATGGTGGAACAAACGGCTTGGAAGACAGGAAGAAATATTTTGCTGGACTTTTGGATTTGAAAGATTATCCGGTTGAAAAACATAAAATGATATGAATTCTTGTTGAGAACTTGCCACCCTCAAAAACGTGAATTTTCCAAGATTAATTTATCAATACAATTATAGACAAGAAAATATTGTAAAAATGCAAGATAAATTTTCAGTTTGGTGCGAAGCGGATATTTTCAAAGCCATTGACCCCGTTACCGGCGAAGTAACGATGAAGATGGGTGGAATTGCCTCAACGTCTGCGAAAGACAGCGATGGGGAATATCTTGACCCTAATGGTTTTGACGTGAAACCATTGCTGGAAAAAGGACTTGTAAATTGGCATCACAGGGCAAAAGACCAACCCCAAGCAATCATTGGAGAACCAACTACTGCAAAAATAACACCCGAAGGACTTTACATTGAAGCAAAATTATATCCATCCTCACCTTTGGCTAACGAAGTATATTGTTTGGCTGAAACTTTGGAAAAAGATAGTAGTACGAGAAGACTTGGTTTTTCTATTGAGGGAAGGGTGTTGAAAAGACGTTCAAATAAAAAAACGTCTCCATTATACAATATGGTTGACAAGGCTGAAATCACAGGCGTTGCAATTACCCACCAGCCGAAAAATCCAAAGACATTGGCATCAATTATCAAAGGAGAAACAGATAATAGTGAGGAATATTCCGAAAGTGAAAATGCTTATACCAAAACAGAAGTGATGGATTGGCTATTTTCCAAAGCGGACATTTCGGTTGAATTAGCAGAAAAAATATATTGTAAAATCTTAAATTTAAGTCAAATGGCAGAAAGAAAATTTATAACAGAAGACGACCTCACGAAGGCGTCAGAGGCTTTGGGATTGGACGCCGACGATGACCAAGAAGAACAGGAAACTGTTAAAGAAAAGGTTGAAAAGAAAAATCCCAAGTTACAAAAGAGTAAAAAGCCCGATGGCGGTCAAAAGAAAACTTTGAAAGCCAAAGAAACCGATGAAGACGATGATGAACCCATTGAAGACGACGATGAAACCGATGAAACAGACGTTGAGGAAACCAAAAAGGCGATGACCGAAATGTTTGAAAAGGGTTTCCAAGACGTTACCAATTTGGTGAAAGCAGTCGGAGTTTTGGTTGAAGATTGTCGCAACAAACTTGATGCCGCCGAAAGCGGACATGAAGAATTGTTAGACATAATAAAAGCCCAAGGTGATGAAATTTTGGACTTGAAATGCGACCTTGAACTGTTAGGTAATGTAGCACCGGCACCAAAAAGTTTGCAAAACACAGCACCCGTGCAAAAGGTTTTCAACAAGGCTGGCGATAATGAAGACTTTGAAAAAAGCAGCAACACCAGACAGTTGAACATTAAGAACAAAGATGACCGAAACACTGTTTTGTCGGCTTTGGATGAACTCACATTCCAAAAGGGTGGGTATAACAAAGATTTTGGTGATGCCACTACTCTTTTGGAAGGCAGCAAAGTAATGACGCTGCCAATGCGTAAACTGTTTTTAGAAAAAACCGGAATTGAAGTTATTGGTTAGAAAATAAAGTTAAACATAAATTAGTAAGAAAATGTCATTAAGCATCAATTTAGCAGATTATGGATTTGGTCAAAATAATTTAGACCAAGTTTGGAGTGGCGCAGGCTCAGTGGAAGACGTAAATAATCTTAACAAGGCTTTGAGCGCCGAACACATCACGGGACGTGATACGACAAATATGGAAGACGCCAGCGGTTCACCGTTGAAAGTCGAAAGTTTGGACAAAACACTGAAAAATATCACCTTCCGTAGGACAGATATAGCGTTGTGGAATCAAATTCCCAAGAAACCTTGTTATAACACCGTTGAAGAATTTAATCAACAATCTTCATACGGTCAGGATAGGGGTGGTTTTTACGCCGAAGGTCAGTTGCCCAATGAAGAAGATAGTATCTTCACCCGCCGTGCTACTTACGTCAAATATTTGGGCGTAACAAAAGCAGTAACCCACCAAATGACTTTGGTGAACACGATGATTGGAAACGTAATCCAAAAAGCCATTGAAGATGGTACTATGTGGATTTTACGCAAGTTGAATCGTTCTTTGTATTTCAGCGATGAAAACATCATTCCTTTGGAATTCTCAGGCTTCATTGCACAACAAATGCACTCAGGAACTTGGCCAACTATTTCCGATTATTACGCAAGTGACAACGTGGTTGACTTACACGGTAGCCAACTGACGGAAAATGCTATTGAAAGTGGCGCAAACACGATTGTTGAAGCATACGGACTTGGAACGCAGTTGTATGCACCCCCGAAAGTTTTGTCGGAATTTGTTAAAAACTTCTATGGCAACAAATTCATCATGCCGAACACAGCCGCTTTGACGGATGGTGTTATGGGTCAACACGTGAAGTCGTTTGAAAGTCAATTCGGCAATATCGGATTGAATAAAGACGTCTTTTTTAACAAATTACCGGCAAAAGACGCTACCACACCCGCCGACAGTCCATTAGTACCGCCGACACCTGTTTGGGATACCACTAACCCTGTAACGCCTGTTGTTGCACCCGTTGCTGGTTCCAATTGGAAAGCCGCCGACGTAGCCAATCCTGTATATTATGCAGTATCGGCACTTAACAACTATGGTGAATCAATGTTAGCAATAACCGCCGCACCCGCTACCGTTGTTGAAAACGGCGCTGTTGATTTGATGTTTACCGCTGGAGTAGGTACTGTTGTAGCCACTGGTTATCGTATCTATCGTACAATTGATGCCAGCCCCACGCCGACAAGCAAATTCTACCCACTATTTGAAGTATCGGTATTGGATTTGACAAACGGCTATGACCAAAGTGTTGCCGGAACAATACGTGATAAAAACCATATCCTTCCGAACACCGACCGTGCAATTTTATTCCAATTTGATACCGATACCATCGAATTTGGACAGTTAGCACCGCTCATGAAGATGGATTTGGCTGTATTATCACCCTCCTTCCGTTTCATGGTGTTGTTATATGGAACTACGTTCCTGTACGCTCCAAAACGTATCGTACAATTTACTAATATCGGAACAATAAAAGTGTAAATGTCGTAATAAATTTTATCTGTTGATTGGAGGCGGTGGAGTTATTTGCCGCCTCCTTCGTTAAAAAAAGTAAATAATTTCATTCAAAAATAGAATAACATGAAAGTAAAAAATTTAAAGTTGAGAAACATCGGTATAATCATTCCTTATGATGGAAACGTTATATTAGATGAAAACGGATGTGCAGAAGTGTCCAACAAAGCCGCAAAACTACTTTTACAAAACTCTACCCAATGGGTTTTGCCGACTGGTGAGCAAATGCCAGACGAAAACGAAAGTGGCGGAAATGACCCCGAAGGTGGTGAGGGCGACCCAACCCCCGATGAAATCATTGCCGGTATCAAAGCATTGACTTTGGAGGAAGCAAAAGCAGCCGCAAAAGAGGCTAAATACCCCGTTGAAGAATGGGAAAAACTCAAAAGCAAAGGGTTGTTGACAGCGTACCTTGTAAAAAAGTACAAGGAAACTCTTGACCCCGAAGGTGGTGAGTGATGTTTTTGTGATTTGATTATATAACGATTTTTGTAATGGCTTCGCTGAGACTGAAAGTGGTGTATGAGGTAAACACGGGATTGGTTATGAACCCGTCCGAGTTGATGGAAAACTATCTGTTTGGAGTGCCGACTTGTACGAATGATGGAAGAAGGATGTCGAGGGAAGCCATTACTAATCAAATCATAAATGCACAAACCACTTTGGAAAACCTTTTTTCCATAAAACTAACCAAAACAGTAATCAGTGAAAATCGTGATTATAACTGTAACGAATGGAACAGTTGGGGATTTGTCCGAATGATGTACCCAATAAATTACGTTCATTATTTGTATGGTTTTATCAATACGGTTTTACAAGTCAAATATCCCAAAGAATGGTTATCTATCAAACGTACCCATTGTATAGCAGACTACCGAAATTTGTATCTTATTCCCAATTCAGGTTCAGGAACGGGTGCAACGGGTACATATAACAGTCTTGTTTTCCATGGTATAACTCCTAATTTAGGTTGGTTTGGAAACGCTTTTATACCAAACTATTGGCATTCCATGTATATTACAGGCTGGGACAAACCGCCAAGAGATTTGTTGGATGTTATTGCAAAGTTAGCAGCAATCAATATTTTGGCAATATTGGGTGATATTCTATACGGCGTTGGTGTATCGTCAATCCAGATGTCTTTGGACGGTGTTTCCCAAAGTACACCGCTGACCCGTTCAGCACAAGGCGGTATTTTCGCCGGTAGAATGAAACAATATTTGGAAGACATAAACCGTGCTATGGAAACCATGAAATACAATTATCGTGGAATAACTTTTGAAGTCGTATAGCCATGCCAAGCGAAATATTAGATACTTCCCAGATAACGGGCAAAGGAACTAAATTTGAAACACCCCCGTCTCCATCATCACCTCGTGTTAGCGGATGGCGGGTGGATGATTTTGAAGGCTTGGTTTATGGGCAAGGTTATGACGCTTATATTGATAAGGCAATGCGATGTCCTTGTATTGATAAGGCAACAGGTAGCGCACAAAGTACCTGTAAAAATTGTTTGGGACGTGGTTGGTTTTGGATTGATAGACGACTTACAAGAATAGTCGCACAATCTATGGGAAACAAACGAAAAAACACTGATTATGGTGAAATCAATCGGGGTGAAGCGAAGATAACAGCACGAGCGATTGACCGGTTGGAATACATGGATAAAGTGATTTTGATTGAATTAGTCGCTTATTACACAGAAATTTTACGACCTGAATTTTTCCAAATGGAATGGTTGGCGTACCCCGTTTATGAACCATTAGAAGTTACCAATATTTATTTGTTTGATACGGACATTTTAAAACTAATTCCGCTGACGCCACAGCAATATACGGTTGAGGGAAATAAAGTGATATTTTCGTCAGAATTGCAGGAATTGACCAAAGAAAAAGACGTTAATGTTTCCATCCGATATTCCTACCATCCTGTGTACCATGTTCTTGATGCAAATAGAGAATTGATGAAAGTAAGAGAATTGAAATGTGGTTATTACAACGATGAACTTTTGAGGGAAATGCCTGTGAATGTAATTGCACGAAAAGCGCACTATTTATTTGACAGCCAAAGGTTCAATGCAGAACAATTTGATAACACCATATATACAGCGCTATGAACCCAATTGTAATTGATTTATCTGGCTTACGACAACAGTTTGGATTGGCAGCCAAACAGATTGAAGATATTACAGAGGCAGCAGTACAAGAAGTTACTATTGCCATAAAAGCCAATTGGGAAGCATTAGCAAAAGAAAAATTGAAATCCACTCTACCGGAATATTTGGAAAATCTCAACGTCA